GCAGTTCTCCATCTTCCGTTATTCAAATGTTATGAGGCAATTATTAAGGTCTACCTCTTGACCAATTTTTTATAATAAAAATAGACACCTTTTCAGATGTCTAAAATTAATAACTATTCAATTAAAATGTAGGTTAGGATTTACACCTAACATGATAATTATTTTTACACTTTATATTTGACTTCAAGTGAGAGGCAATCCATAACCCATAATAGTGTTTTATCTAGTCAAAGTACTTCCAACACTAGGGCAATTATCTTATCCATACACATAGCGTCTACCTATTCCGCCACTACATTTTTTATTCTATTATTTCTAAACTAACAATCTCATTCTCAAACAACGAGTAATTTTTGTTGTCTTTTTCATTCAATATATCTATTTCTTCTATTTCCGGCTCATTGTCCTCTGCTGGTACATATCCTACTATTTCGCCAATATATTCATTGTTATTATATGATTTTATTTTTACTCTTTTATTTAATAATTCTTCTAAATTCTTGCCTTTCATGCTAATTTCCGCCTTTCCTATAAGGAACTATATGTACACCAGTTTTACTATAATGAATTTTGAAACTATTAGTCTTTATTTCTTCTGTCTTATTTTTTACAACTCCAATTTGTTCATCAATTGTTATTATTTCTTTCTTACTCCATTTTCCATTATCTCCAAATTGTAATGTACCTGTTCCCGCATATTTGTTTACAAGTTCTTGTGCTTTCTCAGATGATATAGTTAAGTAACTTCTTCCTTCAATATAATTATTACTGTTTAATATATGTTTATCTTGTTTTCCAATATTTATTGTCTTATTTACATTACCAATATATTGTTTTGCTTTTTCTTCTGTTGTTATTCCCAATGCATCTAAATATTGTGCTTTTAAGTTTTTCCATTCATCAATATTATTATACTTCATTTCTTGAAATTCTTCAAATGATTTTCCAATTTCTTTTTCTTCTAGTATGTTTTTATATCTATTATATTGTTCAAAATCTGCTGACTTATTCTTTTCTTTTTTTTGCATTACTTCAAATTTTTTCTTTATATTAGGATCACTATCTATATATTTACTTTTCCATTCATTATATGTAATATTACTTGGTACATAATAAGTTTTTCCGTCTGTATTTCTAGCTGCTCTTTCCCCAAATTCAAATTCATCTGCAAAATATGGAGCAGTTGTACTTCGACAATTAACATGAAATGGTGGAGCAGTTATTCCTTCTTTATAATCACTCATATTAAATATTTGCCCATCTAGATTACGGCATATATCTGATGTTCTTGAGTCAAGTGTAGCAACTATAATATATTTTTCTACTCCTAAATCTTTAAAACAATCTTTTCTGGCCACACTAGAAAAAAATGCTGACTCTGTCATTACTAATGTTCCTGCCTTATTTTTACTAACCCCAAATGTTTTAGAAATCTTATCTATCACATCATCTGGTGCCTTACCTCTTATTATTGATTGTGTTAATTCTTTTTGCAATGTATCAATTAAAGCTTTTTTATTTTTCCAAATTCTATCACTAAAGGTATATCCATCACTTGTCCATGGTTTTGATATTATTCTTTTTATAGTGTTTTCATCTAGTGCAGAAAACTGGAAAGCAACATTGTGGCCTTTTTGTAGTTCATATGCTACTTTATAATAAGTATCTTTGTAGGTATCAATAATGAAATTTTGAGTTTCTTGTTGTTCATTATGTGAAAGTTTTTCAATTTCATTTTGTATTTGTATTTGTAAAGCTTCTAATCTTGAAATATGTACTTTCGCACTTGCATTTTCTAATTCTTTTCTCCATATAAGATCTATTCCATTTTCCTGGCCATACTTTATATATTCCTCTACATCCCATTTAAGTTCTTTTAGTTCATTAGTATTAAGCCATTTTTTTGAGTCTCTTAATGAAATTTGATTATTAACAGAAAATCTTGCAAGCCAATTTTTAGTTTCTTTTTTTATATTATATAATGCTTTTTCATATTCCTCTTTCAATGTTTCCAAATACTTTGATTCATTTAAAATTTGCATTCTTTCGAGTTCTTCTAGTCTTTTGCTCCAATAATCTTTGTTATTCATTACTTATCACCAACTTTTGTAGCACCATTTTGAATAGTATTTCCTGCACCAGTATCTTTTCTTTGCTTTAGCAATTTTTCATATTCTGATTCAGCCTTTTCGTTTTCTTCCTTTTCCTGTTCCTTAATTTTTTGTAATTCATCTTCAACATTACGCACAAATGGATGATTAGCTAGTATTGTCGCTTTACTTAGAAGATCAACACTATTATTACAATTTTCTATTAATTCTTTTTCATTAACTGTCATTGTCTTATTAAATACAAACTCCATTTCATATTTTGAATAATCTTTATTATCTTTTGCAGCTATCCATTCATCTACAAAGGCCTTAAAATATTCTAAACTACTTTTAAATTCTGTTTCTATATTGCTACAATCTAAATCTAAATCGGAATATAATTGTTTTAGAGCGACTCCTGACTCCTGGGTTCCAAACTTTTCACTTTGTGTATCAACTCCTGAGCCACCCTCATAAATATCTTTTCGTAATTGTGTAATAAATTCCTTAAAAGCCTCAATAGATATTTGTACACCTTTTCGGTCATATTCTCCATCTGTGTCTAAGAAAACTGTGTTAAATGTTTGTAGGTTTTTTTGGAATGTCCCTGCTTCCGATTGATAATTCTTAACAACATTTACACCATCTGGAGCCTCATAAATTGTATCACCCATTTTTGAAGTTAACTCATCATAACAATCTAATAATGCTTTTAGAAAATGTATTAGAGGTAATTCATCTCCATTATATTTAAAATAAATAAATGGAATACCTTTTTGCCAGTTTTTGGCTTGTCCATTTATCATATAGTGACATAGAATTGATGTGCCTTCTGTGTCTTTTCCTATAATAAATTCCTTTCTTTTTTCAACTTCTTCTACATCCTCTATTAAAGTATCTCCATCATAAATATAATATCTTATGCCCTCTTCATCATAGTATTCTACTTTTGTTTTTGTTTCTTTTGTTTCCTCTGTTGTATATATTTCAACATCATAAAACATTGCTAATGCATCTAAAATCTCATGTTCTTCATCCTTCCAAATTGGAACAATCCTAGTTGCATAACGCAATCTTACTTTTAAATTTCCTTCTGCATCTATATATATTTGCCACCATGCAACAGCTCGTTTTACTGCTTCTATTAGTGTATATTTTAGTCTTTTATGCATCTTGTTATTAAAAATATCTTTTATCAGTTCTTTATATTCGTTATCCTCTTTTTCTCCCTTTTCCACTAGTTGCTTAATCGTAGGTTTTTTTCTTAATAAATAACCTGCCTTCTGATTTATCATTTTATAAATTATTGGATGTTTCAATTGATAGTTTTTTGCATGTGGTGCTACTTCTTCTTGCCCATCTTCATTTATATATACTCTTTCTTTTTTATTTATATCTCCCTCATTTTTATAATATTTATTTCCTATAACCATTTCTTTATATTTATTTGACTCTTTAAAATCTTTGATTTGAGTATTGACAAATTTTGAAAGGTCCATTCCTTTCTTTGCACCTTCTTTTAAAATAAAATCAATTTTTTCTAATTCTGTAATCATTATCTGTTCACTCCTTTATAATTATTAAAATATGCACCTCTAGTCTTGATAGGGAATAGAGTCTGTAGTAAATATCTTAAAGCATCCATTGCGTGGTCGTTCTGCTTTATTGGTTTGTCTTCGCCTCTTTCTTGGGCCTTTTCATCCCATATATAAGATGCAAATTCTCTCAATAAATTAGGACATTTTTCTGCAACAATATGTATTCTTTCTTCATCAAGCCAATTTAGCACAACTGTTATTCCGTTTATAACTGCATTATCAGCTTCTTTAACATTTATCTTATTTTGTTTGAATAAATTTATAAGAGATGTAGCACTTGGATCAATGATAGTTCTTCTTATATCTAGTCCTTCTACCATTGTTAAGTAATCTGTTAAAAACATTGCATCTGTTTTAGTAATTTTTTCTTCTTGTCCACTTTTGTTTTTCTTTGTTCCTTTGTTGTAATATTCTCGTAAAATATACACATGAGGCTTATTATTTATATATTTAATAGCACATAATAAGAAAACCTGTGGATTCGTAATTCCATAATCAGAAGATACATAATAGTAATCAAACTTATCTGGAAGGTCCTTTTCTTTTATTGTGTGCTTTTCTTTACTAAAATTAGGATATATAATTCCTTCTGCAAGTACCCATAGTCCCAAAATAAATCTTTGAAAAAAGACACCTACAAACATTTTGCGGTATCTTTCCTTTGTTTCTTCATCTAAACTTGGGTTATCATCCATTGTGAAATGAAGATGTAATATTTTCTTTTCACTTGCTTTATCAATCCATTCAACTTTAAACCAGTGGTTAGGTCCCTCTGGGTTACAGTTAAACCAGTATTTTGAACCTTTAACAGAACATCTTGCAAGTGCTTGATTTACAAATGATTGTGGCATTAAAGCTACTTCATCTAAGAACACACCTGCTGCAGTAATTCCGTTGTACTAAATCTTGTGATCTTTCATCTTTTCCTCCAAAAATGTAAAAGTAATTAATTACTTCTCCGCTTCGAAACTTCTACTAGGTTATCTGCTCTTCTATCTTTTATCTTGTATCCTTGAGCTCTAAGCATTAGTTTAAGCCAAAATAAAACATTTCTACGAAACGCCCCTACAGTTTTACCTGCCATAATAAAGTTTTGGCCATTAAATCTGCACATTGCCCATAATGCAAAAGATAAGGACATACATAATGTTTTTCCTGCCCTTATGCTTCCATCTGCAATAATTCCATTTTTATCTTTCACAGGACTTTCATCAGTCCACCATGTTAATATTTTCTTTTGTTTTAAGCTAAACGGTTTAAACTTGAATAAAGTTCCATTTTTTATCTTCTTTTTCAGTGTAATAGCATTTTGCATTACTTTGTTTCTTAGATTAGAAATTCTTTCATCAATATTCTCAATTGTCCTCGGTATAATCATCCCATGCACCTTTCGTTGTGTCGTTTAAGGCCTTAATGAAGCTATCATCTTTCAAATCTTCTGTATTTGAGCTATCCTCTTTTGCTGCTTCCATTTCTAATCTAATTAAATCTAATTCAAGTTTTCTATCATCAGTTTCCATTCTATGTAAACTGTCTAAACATTTTCTTTTAGCATCTTCTATTCTAGTAAGTGAGTCTTCTAATTTTTGTAGTGGCGTTATTACATTTATAGCTTCTGTTACTGTCTCTGTTTCATTTGAAGAGTTAGAACTATATTGTCTTTTTACTATTCTTTCTATGTTCATATCCTTTTCTTTGTCTTGTATTTGTTTAATCCTTTTTAAAATTCTATACTCTCTTATACATAACATTTTATATTCTTGTTCTATACAAGTTCGTTTATTGTCTATTTCTAACTTTTTATATATGCTTTTTTCTTCTTCAGATAGTACATCAAAAAATATTGTTTCATACTCTCCCGTTGTAAGGGCTCTTTTGTTTCCTTCTTCAGCTCCCGGTCCTCCGCTGTTTCCAACAGCATTTTGATTACCTAAATGTGTAACACTTAAATTGCTTTCTCTTTGCCATTTATTTTTTTTGACAAGATAAGTGACTTGATTAAATGATATTTTATATTTCTTTGCTAATTCTTTATATGTAAGTCCATTTTTATAATCGATTTCAATTTTTTCAATATCGTGGATCTTCTTTTTGCGTTTCACATCATATCACCCACCTACCTATCTTCTAATTTTGCCTTTTGATTTGTTAGTGTTTCCCACCTCTTTACTATTACATCACAATATTTTTGATCCAATTCCATAGAGTAGCATGTCCTATTAGTTTGCTCTGCTGCAATAAGTGTTGACCCACTTCCGGCCAAATAAATCTAATACTATTTCATTTAATCTGCTACTATTTTTTATTTGCCTTCCTATTAGGCTTATTGGTTTCATGGTCGGATGCAAATCATTAATTGTAGGTTTATTCTCATTTATAACTGTAGTATTTAGATTGTTTATAACATTTTCGAGTAATTTAACTAATTCTTCTTTTTTCATTTTATTATAATCTATTTTTATATTATCAATTACAGTTGTCTGAGTTCTATCATCTATAAAGTAATGACTCGCACCTGGTTTCCATCCATATAAACACGGCTCGTGTTTCCATTGATAATCTTGAGTACCTAAAACTAATGCATTTTTGTTCCATATTAATTCTTGTCTAACATCAAGTCCATTATTTTTTAATGCTGATTCAAAATTAATATGTTCCCTGGATGCAAACCATATGTAAAATGCTCCTCCTGGTTTTAAAGCATCATTCATACACTTAAATGCTTTTGTCAGGAAATTGCTAAAAGCATTATCATTCATATTGTCATTTATAATTGTCATTCCCTGGCTATTTTCTATACCAACATTGTATGGCGGATCTGTTACAACTAAATCCGCCATATTTCCATTCATTAATTTTGAAACATCTTTTGTGTCAGTACTATCGCCGACACATTAACCTATGTCTTCCAAGTATCCATATGTCTCCTGGTTTCGTTATTGGTTCTTGAATTTCATTAATTGCTTCATCAATATCAAATTCATCTTCCTCAGTATCTAAATATTCATTTAAAATGTTATCTATCTCTTCAGAGTCAAAACCAGTAAGATTAACATCAAAGTTTTCCTGTAGTAGTTCTTGTAATAAATTCTCTAGTTTTTCAGTATTCCATTCGCCACTAATTTTATTCAATGCTATGTTTAATGCTTTTTCTTGTGTTTTATCTAAATCAACTACTATGCATTCTATTTTTTCATAATTCAATTCTTTTAATACTTTTAACCTTTGGTGTCCTCCAATGACTGTAAAATCTTTATTTATAATAATAGGCTCTACATAGCCAAAATTTATTATACTATTTTTTATCTTTATATATTCCTCATCGTTAGGTTTTAAATCTTTTCTAGGGTTATATGTGGCTGGAATTAGTTTATTTATATCAATTTTCTGTATTTCCATCTATTCACCTTCTATCTTATCTAGCAATTGAATTTTTATTTGCTCTGCGATTTTTTTCATCATAACAGGTGGAACACTCATTCCACACACATATTGTACATTCATTCCCATAAAATTATAGTCTTGTGGAAATGTTTGTATTTTTAATATATCTTTATCGCTAGCATATCCTGGTACATCAAACCTTATTGGCGGACTTCCACCAGCTGTAATTGTTGCTGGTGTTCTATCATCTTTTAGATATTGTGCATTAAAACAACTTATTTTTCCGTTTTCTGTCCTTTTTATTGTATCTCCTAACTTGTTGTCTTTACTTATTCTCTTTTTCCATCTTTCATAAGTTAGTGTATCATAATTTAATTGCTTATATTCTTTATCCTTTATTTCGCCATATTTTATTGGTTTTTCATTAAATTCTAAAACAAGACTAGGAAATTTATATCTCTTATTCGTTGCAATAAAGAATACTCTTTCACGTTTTTGTGGCACTCCCATTGTTGCTGCATTTAGTATAAATATTTGTGTATTATATCCTATCTCGTTCATCCTTTTTATTATTAAATTTACATATCCCTTTGCATTTCCCATCACAAGTCCTTTTACATTTTCAGCAACTATGATTTTTGGTTGTAATCTATTAGCAAGTTCTATAAATTCAAAAAATAAATCATCTAGTACCTGACTTGCTTGTCCTTCTCTAAACTTTTTATTTTTGCCCCAATTCTTTTCTCTTTCTCCAGCTAAAGAAAATGTACTACATGGTGGACTTCCATCTAATATATCTAATTTAAACAGTTCATTTGGATAATTTGATAATTTATTCATTTCTTGAATTCCCATGCAATAATTATATCTAGGGTTATGATTTTTTAAATATATTTCATTTATTTTTTTATCTATTTCACAATTTCCTATAACATTAAATCCAGCTAGTTTATAGCCCATAGTAGAGCCTCCACCACATGAAAAACAAGAAAACACATTATATTTGTTTTTAGAAATATTCTGTAAATCTTTTAAATACCATTCATACTCTACCATAATACTACTCCTTATCCAAATCGAATAAAAAGCCGACATTTTGGGCATTGACATTTAAACTTTTCATCACTAAAATCTAGCAAGTCAACTTCTACATTTTCATTAATAGTTTCTTCTGTTTCTTTTATTATTTTATTGATTTCTTTTTCATCAAAACCTGTTATAGATAAATCTATTTCGTTTTTTGATAATTCATTTAGTAATATTTCTAATTTTTGATAATCCCATTCTCCAGATATTTTGTTAAGTGCTATACTAAGCAACTTTTCTTTATCTTTACTTAAACTTACAATTATGCACTCAATTTCTGTTATTCCCATATCTTTCAATACCTTTAAGCGCTGATGTCCACTTATAACTGTCATATCATTATTTATTATTATTGGTGATATATATCCAAATTCTTGAATACTATTTTTTATTTTTTGGTATTCTGGATCTTTTTCTTTTAAATCCTTTCTTGGATTGTAACTTGCTATCTTTAGTATTTCTGTTTTTACTTTTTGTATATTCATAATCAAAATCCCCCTCTTTAAAACATTTATTAATTCTTTTGCAATTTTTACATTGCTGCCTCATGCATATTCCATAATTCATATACACACCTTCTTTTGTACATAAAAAAACTCACAATTAATTTGTGAGTTTTTTAGGGGATTTTTTAATTACATTTTTACTTAATACAATTATAAATCATTGACAATCTCATTTCAAGTTCAATTTTAGCTCATAATATTTAATCAAATCTTATACCATCAATTCCGGAACATTAAAATTGCAATTTCGTTTATTGCTCGGTTTTTATCTCTTTTTATTGTACTAATACTTGCATGTACTTCATCAGCAATTTGGTTCATTTTTTCACCTTTTATATATAGTTTTTCAATTACATCTGATCTTCTCTTTAATTCCACATCATTCCTACTATTGGCCCTTAATGAATATGCAGCCAGTATTGTATCTATATGTTCTATTATAATTTCAGTCCTTTTCTTTGATTTTAATATTGATTCAACTATAGTTTTATCATATTCATATACATCAATTCCTAGTTTGTCCAATATTTCACTAGTTTCTTCCGTATCTAGTTGTTCTTCTGTATATATGGCTGTATTTATATGTCTCTTAAAATTTCTATAATTTTTTAGTAATAATTTAGTATTTCGTATTCTATTATCATATTTTATTTTGTTAGATAACTGTTTTTCTGCTTCAATTGCTTCAATTGCCCTTTTTACCCCTTCATTTACACCTGCTGTTATTGAACTTTGTATCACATCCAACAACTCAGGATCAACAATTAACTTTTTTTCCATACAAACACCTTTCCTTTAGGCTAATTGTATGTGCTTTGTACTTTGGTATAACATATATTTTAAATTCTAATCCAATAACAATTATTTAAACCTATTTAATAATAATTTCTTGTGCATTAAACAGTTTCTTTAATGCATCTTCTAACTTACTTTTATCAACTTCAACTACATAATGTTTTATATTTTCATCATCATAATATCCACATTTTAGCATTGTTCTTTTGGCTTCTTCAGTATTTCTAATATATTTTAGTGCCTCTTCTGTAGCTTGCATATCTGCTTGAAGATTTTGATACTCTCCTCTTGAAATATGGCATTTGGTTAAGTCTACAAATGATTGTAATACATCTATATATTCTTTATTCATAAGTTTGTACCTTCCTTTACTTATTTTTTAAAACAGACCCCATTCCGCAAATTTTTCAAATCCGCCTTTTGATTTTATAAATTTTCTTGCTATTTCTACTATTTCACTGTATGGTTTTCCATCTACGAACTCATCTCCAATTGCACAGTATAATTCTACTGGTTTCTTGGTCTCTTGTGCCTTTAAAAATGCATATATGTTTACTGATACATCTGCTTTTGACAAATCTTTACCATGTAATCCTCCACCTGTTACCGCTTCTCCCATGTCACTGCCTAATTTTCTATTTGTAGCACCTGTATCTACATCTGTTCCACCTGTCCATTCTCCTAACGGATTTATAATTGCTTTAGGAAATAGCTCTTTTAATTCCTTGTTTCTAGCATTACTTTGGCATATTATTAATTTATCTTTATCAAGTATGTATTTTCCATCACTATTGTATTTGGCATATATTCTGTGTGCTATATCGCTTATTGCTTCCTCTTCAAAATTTATAGGCACTCCCTTAAATATTCCATTATCTCCACATCTTATTTTTCCTTCTTGGTTTTTAGCAAGTTTCACATCTTGTCTATTAGGTATTATATGCACATCTATATCTTTACCTGCTATTCTATACACAACATTTTCAACATCTTCAAATGGCACTTTTGCATTTGTTTCTGCTATTATAAAACAATGTCCATGTCCTATTAGTACTTCAACTGCTATCCTAGGATCTTGTTCAATTTTATAGGCTAAATCTACAATTGCCCCTGCTATTCTATCAGCTATTTTATCTGGATGCTTCGGATTAACTTTTTCTATCATTTACTTTCCTCACTTTCTTTTCTATTTCCATATCAATAAGTTTATCTATTCTTTCTTTTTCTTTAGTTATTGCTTCATCTATTATTAAACACATTGTATATGTCGATATTGATAGTTTGTCTTTAGTTTTTAACAACACTGGTTCAGAGTATCCGTACCAATGTTTAGTTTCTATTCTAAATCTAATATCATCTGTTGCCGTTTCCTCTACTCTATGTTTTATCTCCTTCAATTCATTTATTGCCATTTGATGTAGCGCTATTGTATTACTTATTTTTTCGTTCATATTTATATCACTTCCTCTATCTTTTTTAATAATTTTATCCATTGTACTTCATCACATTGCATTCCTAAATATTTAGCTTCTTTTATGTCATCTCTTATTTGACCTAAGCATCTATCTGACAATTTATCATCTTCTATTTGCTGCATAATATAATTTACAGTAATTTCTACAATGTATGTCATTCTTCCTAGTGCATATCTTTCAGCACTTATTACTATGTGTTCATAATCTGACATTCTTTGATTTCCTCCAAATATATATTTCTATCTAAAAAACTAACCCAGTCAGCTATATCAGAAAAAGTTATTGAATGAGTAAATCCGCACCTTTTATATCCTTCTAATACTCTCCATTTCTTTTCACGATTATCCCATACAGGTTGTCCTATGTATTTATCTAAGTCTTTCCACTCTATTGGTTCAGGTTTGTTTTTCTCTTGCTTTTGTTCATTGTCAACTTTTTTAGGAATTTCATTTGCTTTTGTCGCATTACTTTTTTTCTTTGGCATATTTACACCTCCTTATCATATTTAAATTTATAATAATCACAACTACAATTCATTTTATATCTATAGCTAATGTATTTATCACACCATATTACATCTTCTAAAACTTTTCCATCTTCTATTCTGTTTCCAATATTGTATTTGCAGCTGTCACATGTATAATCAAATTTAACTTCTTTCTTCGTAAAAAAATCAATTATCATTGTTTTTTATCTCCAATATCTTTACTATTTTTAAAACATAATAATTTATATCGGGTTCTGCACCCCAGTCTACTTTTCCTTCTCCAATTGTTATCACACATTTACATTTAACTGATGGTGAGTTATGACTATAACCGTTTCTTAATATTATTGTTGTTACTTTTCCTGTTCCTTCTGTTAAATATCCTAGTCTTTTGTCATAATATGGTTTTATTTCCCTATATTCTTCTTTCTTCTCACCACTTACGATCATATCAAACCATTGTTTTTTTATTGGTAACACCAACATTTGCTATTCCTCCTTGTATATTGTAAACTTTATCTCTGCATACTTCTTAACATTGATGACAATATTACTTCTTTATCAGCTCTTAATTCTCTCCTATTTGCTCTTTTTATAATAACTAATTCATCAAATCCACTTTCATATATTCCGTTTTGCCTATTTAGGTTATATTCGTTCCACTGTTTAAGAGTAAAGCCTCTTGTATCCGTACTTTTAATTGATACATATACTCCTATATCTTTGTATTCTTCTTTAGTGTATAATTCTTTTTTTACTTTTTCATACAAGTTATATGGCATTACAAAATAGTTTTTATTGCCTATAAATGTTAATTTGTTCTTGCTATGAAAATCACTTACTGATTGTTTAATCTCATAACAATAAACTTCTCTTTGACAGTTGTACATAATACAATCTACAATTTCCTTTCCCATCCAGCCTATTGTACATTCAAAAACAAAGAAATCATTTCCACTTTTAAATTTACCTTTTAACAATTTTTCTAGTTGTTTTGTTGCTTCTGTTTTCATATTCCTATTCTCCACCTACCTTCCTACACATATTCTTTTCGCTGTCCCAAGCTGCACATTGTTCTTTGTAACATTCACTAAACTGTTGTGTCTCGATTAATACGTGGTATTCTCCTCGAACTATGTTGTCATCATCTAGTATTGGCCTTCTGATATTATGCTGCATAATCTTATACATCTCTGGACATTTCATTTTGTGCATTCTCCTTTTCAACACTTTTTATAATCCACTCTATAACCATTTGAACTAAAATTGGAGAATATCTTTTGTATTCGTAATGGACCATTTTTGCTAAATTTTGAGCATCATTTCTTTGAAATCCACATCCCATTAACAATTTTATAAATCTTTTTCTTGTAATTCTTTGCACTCCAAGCATTTTTTGCATTTGTATTGATGCTTCTTTTGTTATCGTATATGTAGCTGTTCCTGTATGTCCTTTTGTATTTTCAACTGCATATCTTAGTGCATCTACAGCATCATTATTATTTTCTTGCATACTTTCAAAGCTTTGTATTTCTGCTATTTTATTGATTTGTCCATCTTTATCCTGTATAAAAATATCTCCATCTACTATCAACTTTCCTATTTCATCCGTTGGCATCTTATCCCTCCTTTCTTTCAGATTTATCTTTACTATGTATTCCAAATGGTAACTCAAAATCTTTTTCAAATATCCATAGATGATACATATTTGCTGCATCTACTAATCTATCTTTTTGAGGATATACTTCTATTGCAAGTCTATCTTCACCGAACAAACTATCTTTTAGCCATTGTTTTTCTGCCCATTTCATATCAGTTCCATCTAAATTTCTAAAACAACAATGAATAACTTTCCCCCATTCTGTTTTAATTTCTCTTGTCATCGCTGCATACTTTCCATTGTATGTGTAACATTTATTCATTTGTGCAAACCACCCACTACCCTGTTTCAATGCTTTAGGCGATGGTTTTTCAATCCACTTATTTTTAGTATCTATTTTCATTATTCATCATCCTTTGCCACTTGTAATAAACACATTATTCCAATTCCTATAAATTCTCCTATAAATAATCCAATTAAAAAATTAATCATTAGTAACACCACCTACTTTCCATATACTTCTAGCATATATACTGTTTCTTTTAATGCATCTATTTCTATAAATTGTTCGTTTATTTTCATTTGTTGTTCTTCAAATTTCACTTGTTGATTTTCTATTATTTTTTCTAATTCTTCGATATGATTTTGCCTTTCTTGCACAATTTCTTGAAGTTTATTGTTTTTATCTTTTAGCTGTAAATCAACTCCGCATATTCCTGCTACAAATCCTAAAGTAAACACTGTGAATAATATAATTATGTTTTTAATATTCTCTGATGTTTTTGTAAGTTCTTTATCGTATAATTTGATTTTTTCTTTCATAACTTCACCTTCCTTTGTATTATATTTTTTTAAATTTGTGTCCTTTGCACCACATATAACTTTCCGTTGGACAAAATTCTTCATATACCAGTTCAAAATCTTCTGTTATATCACAATACATATCTCCATGTTCTGCATACATACAATTCATACAATTTTCACAAGTTACAGTTGTCTTATTTTTATATCTTTTTCTTTGTACTGGCTTTCCCATAAAATCTCCTTTCTTATATTTTTATTTTCCAAGCTGTTCAATTTAATGAACAGCTTATTTTTTATATTCTTAGTATAGTTCAATATCACTAATGCCAATGAAATCCAAAACTTTCAAATAACAATCTTTACATAGTCTTGTAAGGTTTTTATTAGTGTATGTATCTGCTTTTTTTAACAAAACCATGTGCCTTTGTGGTAATTTCTGTCCGCACATTGGGCATATATCATAATATCTATCTTCACTTTTCCAACTATTATAATTTCCCATTCTTACTCCTCTATATCGCTTACTCCTAAATAGTCCAACATATCAGTATAGCAATCTTTACACATATTACATAGTTTTCGTGGAGAGTTTCCATTTTTAGCAACAGAAATAGTAATTCTATCTAATGTAAAATTCCCACATCTTACACAAAACTTTTGATTGCTACTTTGAACCTTAAATAAAAATTGTTCAAATTCTTGTTTTGACATATTTTTTATATCTTCAAATTTCATTATTCATTATCCTCCCAAAGCCTCACAGCTACTTTAACACCTGATTGCTCTTTTTTTCTAGGTTTTCTTCCTGTTCTAATTCCTGTGTCTGCTCTTTTTTTATTTGCTGGTGTTGCCCAAAAATAAACAGTTTCTTTTTTTACATTAAAGTGATCCATAACTTCTTCAATAGTACCCACAAATATTTCTTTTTCTCCCTTATATATTGAATATTCTTTTCTCTTAGACATACTTCATCATCACCTACTTTTTTATAAATTTATTGTCTTATGTATGGCCTATCTACATATAAACTAACTGGTGGCTGTATATTTCCCCTTACAGACAAGTATATCTTTCCAGTTTTCATAAATTCTTTTTTCTCTTTTTCGGTCATTTCCCAACATGAAACTATATGTTTATCTGTTTTTAATGCTGGTAAATCTCCACATCCTTCTGCTTTGAATATGCAATTCATATCTTCAAAATTTACTGGGTTCATTGTTCTATTCCTCCTTTATTTTTAGGTTATATTTATCTTCAAACACCTTTTTCTTTGTTATATATTCTTTTGTTTTAAAGCCTTTTGTATCTATTATTTCTGCTGTTTCATCATTATTAAATACAATAAAATCAGCCTTATATTTCAGTCCTGGTGCTAATATAAATACTGGCTGCAAACAAAATCCTTTGATGTCCCCTGCCTGCAGCCTTATTTTCAAATTGCAATAATAATCCGCTTCTTTTTTACTATCGAATGTTTGTCCATCTACAGATGTTTTTATTGCTCCATATTTACTTTTTTTATTTCCTTTTTTCTGGTATTCCTTATATTGTTCAATGTTCCAATGTTCTTGATTGTTCATCTTCTTTTTCCTTTTCTAATATTTTTTCAACAAATTCTAAATACTCTAATGTTTCTGCTACAATACAAGCTTCACTCCTATTGCTTGGTGTAAATCCTTTTAAATTGCCTATTCTATCTTTTGTTATCAATAATGCTCTATTTATATCCATTTATAATTCCTTCCAACTTTCAACTTTTTTATATGCTGTTCTCATTTCATTATTTTGGTTTAACATTGGTATAATTTCATTTGTTTCTGGAAATTCCTTTTTTAATGATTCTGCAACATCTGTTAAAGTTTTTACCATTTGTGCCATTTCAATTGGTCCACCATTTCCCTGTACAATAGATATTGGTGCTTCTTTGAATTCTTTTGTTATTACAACTTCACAAGTCAAACAATCATTACTTGCTTTAATTCTATTTATCCTTTGCGTTTCTTGTATTCTTCTAAAATCATCCATAATTCTTATTCCTCCTTTTTTTTCTTAGCACACTTTAGCCCTTTGACCACTCTAGGTGTATATTCCTTTGCCTCTTGGTTACTTTTTAATGTGTTAATATTTTGTATAGCTTGCTTTGTATCTGCTATAATTCCTTTTGTTATGTATTTGTCCGTATAGCCTTTCAAAGTATTTATTAATTCTAATTTATTTTTTAATATTCTTCTTTCTTTTCTGGTCTTGATTAATGCATTGGAAACTTTCATTATTTCAATTCCGTTTAGCTTTGCCAGTTCAAGCTCATGTAAATAATCTTCTTGTTCCGCTTCTTTAATACAAATTTTATTTTCTATGTCCTTTTTTACATCATCTAAATTTGTAAATACTTCTTCAATTTCAATTAGCAATATTTTCATTTCTTCTATATTGTCTATTTGCATATTTCCCACCGTCCTTTGTAATTTTTTTCTAACTTGTGTTTGTTTTTGAATTTCGTAATTTCATGTGTTTTTTGTTTTATGTTTACCAATTATTTCAAGAGTAATTGAGTATTATTTTCAAATACTTCATATACTGTTTGCCCTTTATTATTTATAATATATGGTAAAAATATCTGTTCCATTTCCACCATTTCAGTTTCCAATATTGCCATTTGAGCATCTATCCAATCTTTTATTATTCGCCAGGCAACTCTATTTGCTTGGTCAAAGGTATCTTTGACTTGATTGTTGTTTTTTCTTTGATTTTTTAAAACTTGTAAAACTCTGTCTGTGTTTGAAGGTAACCTAATCCCAAACTCCCCTCTGGGAGTCATAATTTTAAAACTTAATCCTGTTACATTTCCATTACTATATTCTGTCATAATAGCAGTAGCCCCATGTTTGCTTAATAATTCTTGTATTTCCCCTATGGTTTTATTTGCATTTATTGTTGTTGTGTAATTTTTTATTGCCATTTTTCCCTCCTACATAGAAATATGATTGCCTGTCCTTTTCTTAAAATGTTCACATTGATATATTAATCCAACTTGTTCTGCAGTTAATAAACAATGAGGAAATTCACAATTTAAGTTAGGTACACACCATTCACAATTTTCACAAATTTTTAATCCTTTTGTCATTAACTCATGTGTTTCAACCTGTTGTGGCATTTTTAATCACTTCCCATTTTCAGTATTGTGTTTGTATCATACTGCTTAGATAATTCTGTTTGTTGCATTGCTGATAAAATACATTTCTTAAAATATTGCTTTGGTATTTTAATTTCCGTTTTTGTATTAGCTATTGAAAATTTATTTAATGCATAATATATATTTTCTTCTGATATACCATCAATTTTTTCTCTAGTTTCTGGATTTATATAGAGTTCTTTTAGAATTTCTCGTATTTCCAAAAATAAAGTTGGTTTAAGATTAATTATTTTGCAGTTTGATACCATTTCTTCAAATCTAATCTTATCCATCTCATCCAACATCTCATTTAATTTTGTATTTTCTTTAAATTGGTGGTCAGAAGGATAGATAGAATTGATTTTATTTAATTTAATTTTATTTAATTTAATTTGATTTGATTTGATTTCATTTAATTTGCATATTTTTGCATACAAGTTTTCGCTTTTTGCATTGCAAGTGTATCGTTTTTTTATGCATTTGCATTTATTTTTTATGCATTTGCATTTTTTTACATCTTTTTTCTTCTCTTTTTTTTCACTTCTATTATTCCACCTTGCATTTGCCGCTTGTTTTCTCTTTTCTTTTAAGTCTTCATACTTTTCCATTCTTCTTAAAAAGCTTGCTGACCATAAATGATTTTTATCAGCATTAAATAACCCATTTCCCGTTTCACTATCCTTGTATTCATTAACACAATCGTATATATATTGCTCTATATCTATAGTAGTACCTGTTTGCATTTTAATTGCACGATATGTATTTTTATTGAGAGGTAATTTGTATGTTGATTCATTTCGCAACATTTCCAGTATAGCCCAATATAGACCGTATCCGCTCTAATCCGTAATCACATCTCATTGCCAATATTTTTGGATCTGATAATGCATTTGCATCATGACTAAAATAGTAAGTGTCTTTATTATTGGCCATTCTCTTTCTCTCCTCTCCTTAGTATTTCTTCTATTTTTATTTGCTGATTTTCATAAACATCTTTTAAAAATTTTCTTTCACAAACTTCTCCAAATCCTCTTTGAATGCTTTTCCAAGTTCTTAATTCTCTGCCACACATTCTACATTTGAAGCTATTGTCTTTAATATCTGGGCATTTTTTTAATGCTTTTATTGCTAAATTTATTGCTTTTATATCATTTAAGAATACAGCATCTAACTCGTTATTATGTATAAAACTTAATCTATCTACTTTCAAATCTTCTAATTGTGCAATTGCTTTTATATTATTCATAAAACACCTCTTATTAAAATGGATATAATTTTAATTCCATATTTAATCCTGGTTCTGCAATGCTAGTTTGTATTCCGAGTTTGATTAAATACTGCATTTTTCATAATTTCTTGATTTGCATTTTCATTAGAAAGATGACAAAGAATAATATTTTTCGTATATGTTAAATCATTTGCTTGTAAAAACTTTAAAACATTTTCTAAGCTAAAATGACTTTCTAATAACCTGCTATACCTAGTTTTATTTATTATTCCATTTGTTGCATTTTCTTTTGCAAAATTCTTGTTATAGTTACATTCTATTAATAAATAATTTAATTTTCTAAATTTATATTTAATATAATAGGTATCTGTAGCATATAGTAATTTTTCGCCAGTTGGTTTGTATTGTATTAAAAATCCTAATGGCTCTCGTGCATCGTGTTGTGTATCAAATGGTAATATAATGAAATTTCCTATTTCGAATTGTTGTAATGCTTTTATTATTTTAAATCTATGACCTACTAAATTCAGTTTGCTAAAAGTTCCTTTTGATGCATATACATTTATTGCAAAATTCGGTGCATATTTTAAATGATCCATATGTTCATGTGTAACAAGAACTCCTAAAATTCCATTAAAATTAAAATTCAATTCTTTTTGTACATCTTTAAAATTGATACCTGCATCCAATATCAACTTCTCATCTTTATTTGCTTCTATTAGGTAGCAGTTTCCTGATGAACTACTACCTAATACTTTTAATTTCATTAGAAGCTAGGTCCTTCAGTTATGTTAGTAACATCTTCATTTTCAATTTTATCTTCTTCTGTAGATGCAGCATCTTCAACTTGCTTTATTTCTCCTGTACTTACATCAATGTATTCTTTATTTGCATTTTCCTCAATTTCTTCCTCAACTTCCGTTTCATGCATATTTATATAACTATCTTCATTATTCTCCATTACATATACATAACTATTATTTACTTTCTTTGGATCAATTGGTACTGCATTGTATGTTGCTCTTGCAATTGTTTTTAATGCCATTTCCTTATACCAACCATCTACCTTTTCTTTTCCTACTTTCTTGCCATTTTCCCATTTGTCTTTTTCTCCTCCCCAGAATTCAGCAGCTGCATAAGTAGGCTTTCTTTTATCTATTTCTTCTTTTGTAAGAGTAATTATCTTATTTTTAGTCTCATCTACATATTCTATGTATCCAAATCCACCAATAATTTCTCCTCTGTCAAATGGATTCTTGATTGTAAAATTGTATCTTGTTATATTATCCTTATTGATTATTTCAAAAATATCATTTGAATGTACTAGTTCAACTACAATATTTTTTATTGGGTATAGGGATAATTGAGTAGCAATATATTCTAACCCTTTATATCCTTTTAAGAAGCCGATATCGTACTTATTAGTCTTATTGTTCTTATATGGTATTGCATTTAAGTGATTAGGTATTTGCATGTCTAAACCTAATTTTGCATGGTGTACTACTGCAATTGCCAAATCATTCATATTAACATTTTGCCAACTAATAGGTAAGTTGTTTTTATCTTCTTCTTTTGTTGATTTCCAACTGTTTTTATTTATTCTTGCTTCTTCAGCTTTTCTTAGTGCATTGTCAATACCTATGAAATATCCTCTTATTAATTGCCTTTGATATTCATTTATATTTAATTCTCCAATATTTCCTTGAAATTCAGTTATAACCTTTTGTGTAAATCTCTCACTATTAGTAAGATTTTCACTTTTCGTTTGTAATTCAGTGTCTTTTTTTACTAATTCATTACTCATAATTATTTACTCTCCCTTACTATAAATTTCATACCTGTTCTATCCATATCTTCTACATTTACAGTAGAAAATGCAGGTACACATGTTAGGTCAATGCCTGCTGGTGCAACATAACCTCTTGCAATAGCAATTGCTTTTACTGTTTGATTAATGGCTCCTGCTCCAATAGCCTGCAATTCTACTTTTCCTTTTTCATTTATTATTGCTGCAATAGCCCCTGCAACATTATTTGGGTTTGATTTACCTGATACTTTCAATATTTCACTATTCAATTTCTTTTCCTCCTTCTTCCAATACTTTAACTGCTGTTTCTATGTCTGCAATTATATTTTTTCTTTTTTGGCCAGTTTCTTCTATAATAATTTGAATTGTTTCTGCAATTCCTATTATTACATCAAGTGTTGTTCCTTCGTGTATTTCAACTGCAACACCATTCTTACTTTTCTTTACTTCCAGAATTATTGTTTCTTTTTCCATTATGCAAGCACCTCAATTCTCAATTTTGCATCTTGAGTTACTATTAAGCTAATTACTTGTGTTTCCATCTTATACAATTCATTTATGCTTTCTCTGTTATCTATAAAGATTGGTGCTGTTGTATTATAAAATTTTGATAATGTATGTATTACATCTAGTCCGGCAATAATTTTATGTGCATTATTAACATCAGAATACGGAACACCGTTTACCAAAGTATCGCAACATTCAACTAGTCCACCATTTATTTGAGTGTCAAATAATCTAAATTTCACAACATTAAAGTTAGAATTAATTGCATTCTCTAGTAGTTCAACTTTAGTTTTTGTAAATTCTTCTATTTCAAATTCTTGTGATTCGAATTCCTGTATCCTTTTAGCTAGATTTTCTTCTTCTGTTTCCAATTCTTCTATACGATGCTTAGTTTTTTCCTGGATATCTCTTTCATTTAAAGTTTTATTTAATTTGTTTATTTCTTCAGTTATTTCTGCTTTTTGATTTTGTAAATATGATGTATCTTCATTAGTTAAGTTTCTAACTTTTTCTTCTAATTCTTCTATTTCTTTTATTTTATTACTATATTCTGGAAGTTCAGTTATATCAAATGAATTATCATTTTCCTTTTTCTTTTCTAATTCAAATATTTTGCTATTTATTTCTTCCAATTCCTTATTTAAATTTTCAACTGTTTTGTGTATTTCATTTCGTGCTTTTGTATTCTCATCAAGCCTTATATTAATTGCCTGTCCTTCTGTGTTTATTGCATCTTGCTCACTTTTCTTGTGATTATTAAAATTGCTTTCAAATTGTTTTTTCATATCTTCAATTTTATCTGTTTCATATTCTCTTTTGCAGGTTGGGCATACAAACGATTCTGGATCAAATTCTAATTTAGAATTACTTATTTCATCCCACTTTTTATACAATTCTTGTTTTCTATCTTGGTCTCGTTTTATTTTTAACAATCTTTCATTATCTTCTTCTTGACAAGTTTTTATTTTTGATTCAATTACCCTTTTTTCAGTTTGAAGTTTAATTAAATCTGTTGTATATTTTTGAGAATATTCAGTTTCTTTTGCTAATTTAAAATCTGCTAATTCTTTCTTTGATGTAGCAAGTTTATCCGCAATTTTCATGTTTTCTTTTGCTTTTGCTTGTACATCCATCATTGTTGTATCAATTTCTAATAGTTTCTTGTTTGCTTCTTCCTTTTCTTCTTCTACTTTTTTATAGTCAATATCATGTTCAGTAATTAGAGTATTAGTTAATTCATCAATTCTTATTGGTATTTTTTTCTTTTCCTCATTCAGATCTCTTATTTTTGAACTTAAAACTTTCTTATAATCCTCGATGTTTCTTCCCTGTAAGTTTTCTTTTAATTTCTCAAATTGCGAATTTGAATTTAATATATCTTCATCAGATATATTAACTCCTGATATGTTAATCAATAATTCTCTTCTTTCCTTCCAAGTCATATTGTTATTAAAAAAAGAAGGATCTGTAATTAATTTAAATAAACTTTCTGGTATTATACTATTGATTTTTTCTTCATAATCTTTCTTTTTAACTGGTACTTCATCAATCCAGAAGTTTGTTTCATGCCCAGAGAACTCGGCATTTTCTTGTCCTCTTTTCTTTATCCATTTTTCCTGGAGCATCTTTCTAAATGTTACATCTTGTCCATCAATTATCAAAGTTGCTTCAACTTCATGTTCCAAAAAATGTATTGGCCTGTTATCCTTATCTAAAGTCTTTATATTAAAGTCTTTTCTATCGTTACTATCTTTGTCAAAGAATAACCATTTAAAAGCATCAAATACTGTCGTTTTTCCTGTTGCATTAGCACCATAAATGTTTGTATCTTTACCATTAAAATTAATTTCTAAATCCTTCATTCCTTTAAAATTTTTCATTTTTAGGTTAAACAATCTTACTTCCATTTACTATCTCCTTTTCTACTCTATAATTTGCAATTCTTGTTGGCACTACTATCGAGATATTACATTCGTCGCAGCACCTTCCTTTGTTTACTGGCATAGCATTATTTCCATACCCTTCGTAATTTTTTTTGCAAATACTACATTTAGGCATATTTTCCCTCCATTTCTAGTATTGATTTTTCTAACTTCATGTGTTAGAATATTTAAAAACATTTACTTAAATGTTTTATAGAACTATTTATTGCTTTGATCGGTTATAGGTAGTTCTATTTCTTTTGAATTTTCTGCTTGCTCATCAAAAATATCTATTAAAAGTTCATATCTTGTATCAGTACATAATTCAGATATTTTTCTTGTCTTAACTTCTGGTGCAGAATAGCTATTTGCTTCATTAATTGTTCTTATCTTTAATAAAACATCAGCTACACTAATTTTAATATCTTTAATTTCTTTGTCTTTTAATGCAATAGTTTCTTCTAATTTTTTGATTTTTGCTGACTCTTCACTATGTTTTCCTGCCATTTATCTCACCCCTTTCAGATTTTTTAATTTATATTTCATTGTGGCCAATGTTATAATGTGCCAAATATAGCATTTATCTAGTTTGTCCATAATCTCCTCCTATACATTTTACAAAATTTATAATTCCATTCTTTAGTTTTGTATTTTCTTCATTTGCTTTTTCTAATTCTATTTTTAATTCTCGAAATTCATTGCTTCTATTACTGATGCAAGCTTCTTGCCACTTCAAATGAGCCTTCATTTCGTTATATTCATTGATAGAAATTATCATTTCATCTTCTTTAACTCTTGCATTAAACAATTCTTTTTCATTATCACATCTTTCCATTATTTACACTCCTCATAAATAATAATAGTTAATTCTTGTCCTTCATATATTGAAGCTGATTTCATATTGTTAAGTTCTTTAATTTTGTATATGTAATCTCTAATATCTTGAGAAGGATATTTATATCTTTCTGCAATTTCCCATAATGTTTCATCTTTTGAAACTATATATGTGTGCTCACTTAAATTATATTTTGGTTTATTGAATATTGAATTAATACATATTGTTGTTATTGCTACAATAAATATTAAAATTAGTAGGCTTCTAAAAAATTTTTTCTTATTAACTATTTTCATTATTTATTACCTCCAACTTATTAACAAATCCACCAATGTTTAACGGTGTCATTCTTTTTATTGCTTCATCCAGTTCTTTTTCATTATGTATTCCATCTTTTTCTAGCTCTTTCCATATTCTTTTTTCCCTTTCATTTTGCAATTATTTTTCCTCCTCTCAACAATGTGTGGTGTCCGCAATTTTTTAATTTAATTTTTAATTTATTCATAATTCCTCCTGTTCTATTCCACTTTGAGTGGAATTTAAAGGCAAATTAATAAACTCTATAGGTACATTATAAAGATTGCATAATTCTTTAAAATTATGTACATCTATAGATGTTTTTCCTTTCTCCCATGAAATAATAGTACTTTTGCTTTTGTGTAGTTTATCAGCTACTTCATCAAGGGTATATCCTGCATTAATTCTTGCTGCTGTCAGTGTTATTTTAAACATATTTTATTCTCCTTTCCTAAGTTTAAAATCATTCTATTACACTTTAAGTGGAATGTCAATACTTTTAGTAAAAAATATTTCACTTTTTTGTTGTTTTTTTATACTTTAAGTGTTATAATAATGGCATATCAAACAAAAGGAGGTTTTGTGATGTTATCAAAAGATGATACCTACAGAAAAATTTTTGCTAATAATCTTAACTATTATATGCAAGTTAATAATAAAATTCAGGATGATCTAGTAAAAGATTTAGGATTAAAAACTTCAACTATCTCTAGTTGGTGCAATGGCCAAAAATTACCTCGAATGGATAAGATTGTATTATTAGCAGATTACTTTGGAATACATTTTTCTAAATTAATCGAAGAAAGAACTGACAATAATTATTTTGAATTTGTAGCTGAAGATGATGCTATGTTTCCTTTATTAGATGTAGGAGATACTGCATTAGTTTATAAGCAAAGTACTATCGAAGACGGTGCAACATTACTAATAAATATAGATAATCATAATACAATTAGAAAATTTATTTTAAGTGAAGATAAGACTTATTATAGCTTAGTTGCTATGAATGGTTGTTACAAAAACATGGATTTGAAAATTACTGATATAAATAAAATCAAAATACTTGGCAGAATTATAAAAGCAGAAAACAAAAGTGCTTTTAAATAAACTTTATTATATGAAAGAAGGGAAAATATGGTACCACTTTTAGGAGTTATTGGATTAATTTTACTTATTGGAATATGTGCTTGTATAGATTCTCATAATAAAAAATCAAAAATGATTAAAGATATAAAGGAGTATAAAAATGCCTCATTATTTTTAACATTATTACATTATGCTGGTCTTCCTATTGCTCAAAATGTAAATACTCAAATATTCTCAAAATCAAATGAATATGAATTTTGTGCAAATAACATGTCTTTTAATTTAGATAAACAAAAAGTTACTGATGTAACAATAACAAATAGTGTAGAAATACAAAAAAGTTACAATTCTAGTGTTGGTGGTGCAATAGGTGGTGCAGTTTTATTTGGTCCATTAGGTGCTATGATTGGTGGAAGATCTAAAGAAAAAACTTCAAATATAGTAACTTCGTATTTAATTTTCACTTATTTAGATAACAATGCAATTAAATATATTGCATTTGATTGCACTAATAGCCCAAAAGCAATTAGATTTGTTACAGAATTTCAGTTAAATAATAATACAAAAGAAGATAAAAAAATAGAATTATAAAAAAGGATAATGTGTATTGTTTTGCGGACACCACACATTATCCAGAGCGTAATCACTATTGAAAGTGAATACTTTTTTATTATATCGTAAAGTAACTTCATTTTCAATAGTAAATCTAAAATTTATTATAAGAAAATGGAGGTTTTTTATTATGGATAAAAAGAAAAAATCGGCTTTATATGTAAGGGTATCTACTACTCATCAAATTGATAAAGATTCATTACCGCTGCAAAGAAGCGATTTAACAAATTATACAAAATATGTATTAGGAATTGAAGATTTTGAAATATTTGAAGATGCAGGTTATTCTGGTGGAACAACCGACAGACCTGCATATCAAGATATGATGAATAGGATAAAAAAAGGAGAATTTACACATTTAATTGTATGGAAAATTGATCGTATTAGTAGAAATTTACGAGATTTCTCCGAAATGTATGATGAATTAAAAAAATACAATGTAACATTTATTTCTAAGAATGAACAATTTGATACATCTACAGCTATGGGAGAAGCAATGCTAAAAATCATCTTGGTATTTGCAGAACTTGAAAGAAAACTTACAGGAGAACGTGTTTTTTCTGTTATGATTTCTCGTGCTCAAAAAGGATTATGGAATGGTGCTACAGTTCCACTTGGTTATGAATGGGATGCAGAAACAAAATTTCCTAGACCATATGATAGCGAAGCTAAAGTAGTTCAATATATCTATGACCAATATGAAATAATAAAATCCACAACCAAACTAGCCAAAAAATTAAATATTGAAAAAATTCCAACTAAAAGGAATGGCACTTGGACTCCTCGTACAGTTGGTAGCATACTTACAAATCCTTTTTATATTGGAACATATCGTTATAATACTAAAACACGAAAAACTCGAAGGTGGAAAAATAAAAGCGAATGGGTGGTTGTAGAAGATAATCATCAAGCAATCATTAATAAGGAACAATTTGAAAGGGTGGTAAACATTATTCAAAGCAATTATAAAGGTGATAAAAATTATCAAAGAACAAATAATAAAGTTCATATTCTTTCTGGAATAGCAAGTTGTCACAAATGTGGAAAGAAAATGCATTCTGGCTTGGATCGTGCTCGAAAAGAAGGTTTTACTCCATCACGATACACATGTTATGCATTTAATGTTAATTATACCTGTGCAAATTATTCTAGTGATTTAGCAATATTACCTGGATTAATAAATTATATTGCTAATTATATAACATTGCAAGAAAGAATAACACCAAAGCATTCTTTGCGTGATATGGAAAGTATTTTATTACGTGGAAAATATTTTGAAGATATAGACCATATTGAAAAGCAGGATCTAAAAAATACTTACAATTTATTAATAAATAATACTTTGGTTACTTATAATTCATTAGAAGATGAAAAAAAGGAAGCAATTGTAAGTCAAAATGCAATCTATGAAGCAGAAAAAGAAAAATATATAAAAGCATTGAAAAGATTAGATGATCTTTATCTTTATGATATTAATTCAATGAGTCAAAAAGACTTTGTAATTAAACGTAAGGAAATTTCTGATAAAATTGAAAGTGTAAATAAGAAAATACAAGAAGTAAAATTAAATGATACTCCATTTATTAATAATGATGATTTTGGTGTACTATCAAAAGCAAGTTTTTATTTATTAACTAAAAATCTATCAAGTGTAAAAAATATTGATGTAATTTCTTTATTAAATAATTTGGATAAGCAAACTGTGAAAGATTTTATAAATGCAATCATTACTGATGTTTCTGTAGAAAGGGGAAAAATCTATAATATTACTTTCAAAAATGGAATAGTACATCACTTTATATATAAAAATCAGTAAAAATCATCAAAAATACCCAAGTGGTTTTTACTTACAGCCACTTGGGTTTTACTATATCATATTTGATTATACACACGGACAACCGCAAGGTAATTATTGACACCACTTTCTTCTTTGATTTCATGTTTTATTGTTCTCCTTTTAAAAAATCTTTTAAGCAATTTAGTTCTTTTTCAAATTCATATCTAGTAAATACCGTTTCGCTTTTTTCTTTTTCTCCTATTGTGTGCAATATTTGTCTATTAGTTTCTTTCAAAATATTTCTATATAAAGGATTTTGTATTGCAGATATATATAATTCATCTACAATGTCATCATATTTTTGGCTATATCTATCAATTGGTTCTTCTTGCCAGTAGATTATTCCAGCTTTTTTCCAATCATATTCACTGCAAGCTTTTATATTATTAGATGGTAATGCGCTATAATTAAATACTAAGTCTTGCATTTCCTTGTTCTTAAACTTTATGCCTTGAAAAAAAGATTCTATACTTTTTAGTTTTTTTTCTCTAAATTCAAATTCATATGGAAAAAGATTTGATAATACCTTTGCATATGAACCCTTGTGTTTATAGCCTACATTTATCCATTTATCACAATCTCCAATAGTTCTTCCTTCTTCGTCTTTTAGTGGTTTTCCTAAACAATATTCTTCACCTTCTATTTCTTCGATTCCTGGCATTTGATATTGGTAATTTCTTTTAAACAGTTTAAATTTTTCTAATTCTTTATTCATAATTTTTTCTCTTTCTATTGCGGGCGATTAAAATCGCCCCTACATTTTTCATAGATTACTTTACACTATCTATTTATATTTATTATTAAATCACATTTTTAGCCTATTTTCAACATTTTTATTTTAAGTCTGATTATAAAATGTTTTTA